AATACTTGTTGTAATTTTAAATGAGTTAATTGAATCATATCAGCAAAACCTGTAATTCTACCAACTAATGATTCTATTTTACCTTTGTACATTCTAGGTGCACAAATAGCATAATTCATTTTAACTTTAGTATAATTACTTTTAGGTCGTAACATGTTTTTAGCTAATCCCCATTTAAGTAATTTATCAGTACCTAATACTAAAGCACCTTCATATAAAACTTCTATTGATTTTTCTAATTTACCAAATCTAGCTTCTAATTCAGCATCTACCATTGGATTAAAACTATCATCTTTAACAATAATCTTATCAGCTCCAGTGGCTAATTCTTTTACTTTATATACTTCATTAGCATATGTTTTCCAGTTAAAATATAATATTTGAATTTGATTGCTATCTGCGTTTGTATCATTTTTTAAATCACTACCAAAAACTCCCTTATTTTGATAACCTTGTCCAGTCATTTCCTCTAAATCTTCATCTGATAATTGAGGGAATTCTTTCTTTATTTCATTAATAGGTACTGTTTTTACTTCACCAATATAATATACATCTTCAAAATAAGGTGAATCTGTATAAGAATAAACAAGATTAGCTGGATCTACATACTCTACTTTAACACCTTCTGATGTATTAAATGTATTTTTAACCGCACCAATACCTAATACAGTTAAATCATAATATACTCTTTTAGATATTAAATCATATCTATTACCTTCAAGTAAAGTTGTTAAAGCTTGTTCTTCTGCTAATTCAACTTCTTGTTTATAATTAAGTTGCATATGCAATTCTAATTCTTCTTTAGTATCTGGTAAATCTTCTTTTTTATTCTGTCTAACACTTATACCAAAAGCCTGTTCAGCAAAATTAGCTAACTCTCTACCTTGCATATCTTGTATTACAGATTCCATATATTTAGTTCTCTTACTAACTCCATACGGATCTTGGGAATATGCTTTTACATCATATGTTCTTTCTGCAATACCATTAACTACTATATCTACAAATTTAGGTATAATAGGTACTGGTTTCCAATCTAAATTTAAATATGATAAATCACCATTAATAGATAATTCATTTTTATATTTTTGTATTGATTGTTCTCCTCTAGCGTATAGTCTCAATCTATGAAAAGAATTTTGGTTTGAATTATACCTATCAACGCCATAATCAGTATCAAACCATTCGGATTCAATAGCTTTAGCAACCTTCAGACCATATTCTGGAGTTACTTTTTCTAAATCGCTAGCGATTTGACTTGGGAAAATCTTTTTTATAACTGACTCAGCCATATATTAATCTTTTATTAATGTTGAAGTAATGCCATCATTTTTGTATTTAGCAAAATTAATGTCAAGTTTTTGTGTTTCTATTTTTGCGTTAGGAGCATATAAATGTCTATTACAAGCCATTATAGCTAATCCTGAACTTATTGTTGCATCAAATTTTGTTCGTTTATTTATATCAAAACGAGACCAATCATTCAATGTTTTAGTAAAATACATAGTACCATACGTATTATCTCTTTTTAATCCTACATGTTCTTGTATATACATTTCTATGGCAGCCGCGTGTGATTGTTTAATATCTTCACTAGAATTTGGTATTCCACCTATTTCTTTTTCTGCTGTAGATAATTTATTCCAAACTTTATCAGGTCTATTCATACTAAACCCTCTATAACCTCTTCTTCTTAAATAATATAAAAGTCTAGGTTTATTGTTTTCACATAATATTGGCATTCCATAGAATACTAATGCCATTAAAACATCTTCAAAAAATATATCTGCAGTTTGTGGTCTTGCTATATATTCCAAAAACATTTGATGAGGAGGACAATCTTCCATGGAAAATTTACTTAATCCATGTAAAGCGCCTTTAGATCCTACACCATCTACTGTACCTGATATATCATAACTATCACACCCAAAAGCACCTATATGTTCATTACCAGGATGTTTTCTGCCATTTTTTATTATAACGTTGTTTTGTAAATTAGCTGGTGGCGTCCAACTAACTTTAAATCTTCCTTTTGGATTTGGATAAAATATAACTTTTGTATCTTTTACACCATTAACCCATTGAAAATTTCCAGTTGATAATCCAATTGAATTACCCAAGTCTTCATTATAATCTATTTGCTCATATATTTTAACAAGGTTAAAAATACTATTTTGAGTTTCATCTCTAAAAGCATGTTCAGTAGTTCTTGGAAATTGTCTGTATAATTCATTTAAAGCGTCTTGATCATTTTTTAATCCATCTACTTCATTTTGCCAATGTTCAATAACACCAACATCAATTAAATCTCCGTGAGGTCCATATGTTTCTTCTTCAGGCGTATCAAATACAGGTATTCCATGCACATCAATGAATCCTTCGTAATTCCATTCCATAGGTACGAACAAAGAATAGAGTCCTGAACTAGTTTGTCCATTTCGATTTCTCTTTGTAACATCTGAGCTATTATAAAGTTTTTTAAAATTATCACCACCTTTGTCCAATGCATTAGATGTAGAACCCATCATGCATTTACCAATAATCCTACTACCTAATCTTAAACATGTTTTTGTAACCCTCCAATTATTAAGAATATTTTCAGGTCTCTCCCATTTACCACTTTCATCATGTACTAATAGATTTAATTTTTCTCCATCATAAGCATTATCACCAGTATTCTTCCAATCAATAGTTGTGTCTAACCCAACCATCTCTTCCATTCTTTCGTTGGTTTGTAATTTTTTTCTAGTAAATTTTACTGCTGGTACTCTATATGCTAATTCTGTTTTAGGTCGATCCATACCATCTTGAATCGGTTTAAAAAAGAAAGGATAATTAACTGAAATAGGTACAACCTTGTCAGTAAACATTTTTTTAGCATCCCAACCAGATTTAGATAATATTCCAAATCTTGCATCACTTGCTAAAGTAGCTAAATTAACAGTCTCAGCACTAGACATAAAAGAAAACCCAGAACGTCTATTTTTTAAATAACACATTCCATAGCATCTTTTATCAGCTTTACAAGCTTCCCAAAATAAATAGAATAATCTATTTGATTCTCTAAATTCTGGAGCACCTACATCAATCTTTGACCATTGTAGATACATATAATGTGTGCCTGTTATGTAAGTTGGTATTCCTTTATTATAATACCAATAACCTTCTTCTCTTCTTTTAAATTCGGAATCTATATAATCAAACCATTCTTCTTTAAATGTGTCAGGATATGTTTTCCAATCAAATATACTTTTTATATTTTTAAAAACTTTTGGTAACTGTAATTGTTCCCAGTATTGTTTTTCTTTACTTTTATCTCTTTTAAAAACATTTGTTTCTTCAGGTAATGCTATTTTTAAATTTTGAATTTCATAAATTTCACCTATTCTACCTGTTTTACTTATAACAACAATATCATGCTCTTTGTTATATCCGTATTTCCATTTTTTACCTTTGTTAAGCCTTTTAACTGTATTTATTCTAACTGGCTCAATAATTTTATATAATGTTTGTTCGTACATTATTTAGATCGTTTTTCTGCAAAACCACTAAAAGTTTTAATTTTCTGTTCTTCTTTAGGTTTATTATCTAATAAATTTTCTTCATCTTGAATTCTAGATAATATTTCAAAAGCATCAAATATAGCTAATTTCTTTGTAGCTGCGGCATTTTTTAATCTGTCTGCTGAAATATCATCATCTGAATCTACAATTGGCTCTTTAGCAACTTTAACTAATTCTTCAACAGCTTTATACCCAGCTTGGATTATATTCCTCTTCTTTTCCTTGATACTCATATTTAATTGTGATTGAATTGGTTGTTACTCTATATAGTCTTTCGTTATCAATAGTAAATTCATATTCACTATTTGGTGAAAAACCTACTAAATCATTTTTTCTAAAACCTAAATCTATTAATTCTGGACTTAAAAATTTTACAACACCAACAAGTGGTTTTTCTTTATTTATTGATAAATCGTTATTAGATTTAATTGGTTTTACAAAACAATAACCTTTTAGTGCTTTCCATTTATTATCTCTTTTATAAGCGTATATTTGTTCACTATTAACAAAATATTTATTTTCACCTATATAACTTGCACTATTTTTTTCGATACCCCTAACATCATTATATCTTCTAAATATGTTATGATGAACAATAACTTCATCACCTTTTTTAACTTCTGTATCTATTATTGTCGGAACAGCAGTGACTATAGCTTCTCTACTAACGCTTTGATGTGTATATATTTCAGAATTTAATATTAATTCCTTACCGTCAACATCTTTAGTATTATTATATCGAGAACTTTTAGGTTTTACAATAAAATAAACTATACTTCGCATTAATACTCTAAATTATATTCAACTGCTATAGCCATATTTTTATTAAAATCTTTCCAAGGAATTTCTTCATCATTCTTTTCGATATAAATGCTAAACTTTTTATCCTCTTCAATAATATTGGTGATTGTATGCCCGCCGTAGACCTCTTGGCCAACGGCATAGTGCATAGCTTCGTTCTTATAATCTTTACCGATACTAATTTTTCTTATCAGCTTCATCTACAATCGGTTTTAAAGATCCATCATTAATATTAACTGATACTTTACCGTACTTTTTTTCTAAACCTTGTTGAACAATATTTAAAGCGCTTTGTCCTTGTTTTAATCGTTCAATGGCAAGGTTTTTTTGTACTTCTAAACCACCAACTTCCATTTGTACACGATTTATATCGTTAACTTTATCTTGTATGTTTTTTAATTCTTCTGCTGTTACCTTAGTAGCAGCTGCTTTTTTCTTTGCCATAATTTTATTTTATTTAATTTAACTTTATTTTACTTTTATATTATCACGCTATTTTCACGCTTTTTACTTCTTTTCTTGTTTTGGTTTCCTAGTATCTATAAACCAATCTTTATAAACCTCTCGTTTTTTACAAATATAATCCATATATTTATCCACTTTTTCTTTCCAATTCTTATCTATAACTGGATTTATCATGCCAGATTTAGGACTAGAAAAACATCTATTAATGTATTTTTTTACATTATCTTGATTTGTAAATAAATGATTATTTATACAAGCAAATGACCCATGATTTATATTATTCCATATATCAATTGGTTCTATTCTTTTGCCTAATACAGCAGCATAAATAGCACTCTCACTTAAATGAGTAGTATATACTTTTTTAGCTTTCTGCATGTAATAGTACATGTCTAGATCTTTTGGTAATATATTTTCTTCTCCAAAGAAATCTTTTAATTCACCAACTATTTGATGAGTTGTAATTGGATGTGGTTTAAAATATACATTATTACCATGTTTTTTAGATATAAACTTTAATCTATTTAAACAAATATTTGTTTTTACTTTGTTTGATCCTGGTAGTACAACTAAATAGTCTTTAGCTGGCCAGTCATCAAATTTTTCTTTTCTATTTTGATATTTATTAACAGATTTTTTTAGTACATTATCTATTAGATAAGACGACCAATCATCTGGATTTTTTACATTATCGTTAAAAGCATCAATCATCATTTCGTTTCTAAGCTTTACATTTAACGGTTGCATGTAAAAATTAGTAGCAAATTCAGTATATGCCATCGTTTTGAAATAAGGCATTTCTTCTGCCAAAACATCATAACTATGCTCTATATCTCTTTCACTACATTTTCTTATTGTGTAGCCTTCAACTTGTTCTAGTTCATCTAGATTTTTACTTTTTTTAAGGGGACCTATTCTTTTATCTAGTTCCTTCTTGTTAAACATTTCCATATTATTAAATTTAATTGTTGTTATTATATATTATTACACATTTTTACCACTTTCTACCTAGTTATAGTCATATCGTCCTGTAGACCAATCTGTTCTATAAGTATTATAAAAGTTTTTAGTAGTAGTGTATGTTGTTGTAGTACTGGTATTATATGTGGTTGTAGTATTATTACCTGTTGAATATACCGTTGAAGTCAATTTATGTGTTGATACTACAGTAGCCGTTGTTTTACTAGTACTCCACGTAGTTGTTGTTGCTGTATTGTATATCGTGGTTGTATCAGTTGACGTATTAAAGGTAGTTGTCGTTGATTTAGTTGTATTATAAGTTGTTGTTGTACTTTTAGTAGTAGACCATGTTGTTGTCGTAGATATAGCGGTACTTACAACTGTTGACGTACTTGTATTATATGTCGTTGTGGTATTAGTACTAGTATTATAAGTCGTGGTTGTACTAGTACTTGTATTATACGTAGTTGTAGTGCTTTTACTCGTATTATAAGTAGTGTTAGTACTTCTAGCCGTATTGTAAACTGTTGTTGTAGATATGGCAGTACTAACAACCGTACTAGTACTCGTGTTGTACGTAGTAGTTGTAATCGTAGAGGTATTAAACGTAGTGGTTGTGCTAGTTGTTGTATTATATACAGTTGTTGTACTATATGTAGTAGTTGTACTACGAGATTCAGTAGTATTCTTACTAGTAGCCCAAGTCGTAGTAGTAGCAATATTAGTGCTCCACGTTGTTGTAAATGCTGTCGTTGTCGCGGTTGTCGTATTAAACGTTGTTGTTGTACTTCTACTAGTTGATGTAGCTCTTTGTTCTTCAGTGGTTCTACTAGTTGCCCAAGTAGTCGTGGTACTTATAGTTGTTGTTGTTGTAGTGTTATATGTTGTTGTAGTAGTTGTAGAAGTATTAAATACAGTATTAGTAACATAAGTTGTTGTTGTTGATCTGGTTTCCAAAGTATTATTACTAGTAGACCAAGTGGTAGTATAAGCTGTTTCTGTAGATTGACTAGTGTTGTATACAGTTGAAGTTGTATATGTAGTTGTTGTTGATCTACTCTCAATAGTATTTAGATTTGTACTCCAAGTTGTAGTATACGTTGTTGTAGTACTTTGGCTTGTGCTTCGACTTTCTGTAGTAGAACTACTAGTTGCCCATGTTGTAGTGGTGCTATGCTGCGTTGTTGTAGCTGTACTTTTGCTGGTTATCGAACTTGTGGCCCAAGTAGTCGACGTAGTATACGTTGTAGTTGTCTCAAAAGTTGTAGTAGTACTATGACTTGTCTGCCATGTCGTGGTAGTAGATTTAGTAGTCAAGGAGCTTGTACTTCTTGACGTAGTAGTACTATGACTAGTCTCATATGTTGTTGTAGTACTTTTAGTAGTTAACGAACTAGTACTTCTTGATGTTAACGTCGAATGACTTGTTTCATATGTAGTTGTGGTAGTATATGTTGTTGTTGTACTCCTACTTTCAATTGTGTTAATATTAGTACTCCAAGTAGTAGTATAAATTGTAATTGTGCTCTGGCTAGTACTTCTTGATGTTAAAGTCGTATGACTTGTGTTATATACAGTACTAGTTGTATATGTCGTAGTAGTAGCTGTAGCTTTAGTAGTTACCGCGCTAGTCTGCCATGTGGTACTCGTTGTATATTCTGTAGTTGTAGAACGACTTGTAGATGTAGCACGTGTTGTATTCCAATACGATGTATACTCTGTGGTTGTACTTTGACTTGTGCTCCTAGATGTAGAGGTCGTGTGGCTAGTCTCATACGTTGTTGTGGTAGTATAAGCTGTAGTAGTTGATCGACTTTCTGTAGTATTTCTAGACGTATTCCAGTATGTTGTATATGTTGTAGTCGTATTAGTTGAATATACGGTGATCGTGCTTTGGCTTGTATTAAAAGTTGTTGTTGTATTATACGTAGTTGTCCAACTAGTGGTAGTGCTATGCTGCGTTGTTGTACTAGTATTAAACCATGTATTAGTGATATATGTAGTAGTGGTATTCCTACTTTCAATTGTATTAGTTGATGTGTTGTATACTGTAGTTGTCTCGAACGTAGTGGTCCAAGCTGTTGTATATGTAGTCGTTGTACTTTTACTCGTGCTTCTTGAGGTTGATGTTGTAGTACTAGTTTCAAACGTAGTAGTAGTAGGATGACTAGTACCCCAAGTCGTAGTAGTATTTTTACTAGTTATTGAACTTGTACTTCGACTAGTTGATGTACTCGTGTTAAAAGTAGTAGTAGTTGACGTATTCCATGTAGTAGTCGTACTAGTGTTAAACACTGTGTTTGTTGTCCAGATTGTAGTATATGTAGTATCATGATTAGTGTTATACGTAAACTGAGTGTGAAACGCAGTTACCGTAGTACTAGTATTTTTAGACGTATATCGACTAGTTTGCCATGTTGTAGTAGTATTAGCCATCAGACCCTCCTTTCATTAAAATATCGTTAACGAAATAATTATTATCTATATCCACTCTTGCTATTGTATTTTTAGTATCACCATCAAATTCAATTTTTGTAATTTCGACCTCTGTGTCATCTTTTTTGTATAATTTATC